ATATTGAAATTTACTGACCACCCGATCATGCTCTTTTTTGTCAATCAGGTATTTTCTATCAAATTCTTTCTTTGAAATTGTCTTGTGTTTGGAAAATAACACCACTCCATTTAGATAAGATTCGTCCTCATTGCACTGATTTTTGAACACATGATTTTCGTTACGATCATAACTATCATAATGACCAAAGTACAGATCAAACACTGTAATATCTACAACCGTTGTTCCTGGCCATACTACCCAAAACATGCTATCTTCAATTTTTAAGTATTCGTCATATGTATCTATATGGTATATGTTGTATTGTTTGGGAGTACTTGCAATGATATCAATTTCTTTTTTATTGCTAAAAAATCTGTTAGCAAATTCTCTGCTAGATACTGATGTATTTTTTGGGAATAAACAAATGCCGTCGTGATGTTTGCCGTTTTTAAACACGTGAACAATATGCTGATTATGTATAGCTACTTGATAATCAAATTTAAAATTACTATCTATTGTAACATCGTTCCATACTGCCCAAAACATATTTGAGCTGGTAGTGTTTACAGCCGTTACATACTCGTCATATGTATCTATATAGTATACGTTGTATTGTTTGGGAGTACTTGCAATGATATCAATTTCTTTTTTGTTAGAAAAAAATCTATAATCAAATTCTTTTTTTGACACTGTGATGTTCTTAGGAAACAAACAAATACCGTCATAGTGTTCACCATTACGAAACACGTGAACATACATATTGTCCCACTCATCAGTAGTATACTCTAATAAATTAAATGTCGTGAACAGATCCACATCATCCCAAATAACCCAAAACATTTTTGTGAAACATTTAGACCGAATTTGCTCGTATGTTTTTATATTCGATAAACGCTGGGCGAACGGATAATTAGACTTTATTTTGTTCCAATCTGCATCATTGCCCGCTGCGTTGCTAACATAAAAAATATCATACATTTGCAGGCACCGACCTCTTGAAATAAGTATCGTTAAGGTTCATTGTTTCGTTATATAAATCCAACGTAAACTTACTTTGTTGTGCATCTAGATACGGCCAGTCAAGTCCCAATTGTGTTTTAAGCTGTGTTCCCAACACTGTTATATCATGCTGAACCGTTTCGTGATTGACCTGTTCTTGGTATATATTTCCTAATATATCAAAATCTCGAACATCTACATAATTCCAGTTGGTGCAGTTGGTCATCCAAGTGCCCATACGAGCACCAAGCACTGCATACGAGCCATGTTCTTCATGAGCACCAACTGTTGACCACATACGTAATCTATGAATATTATGCCACCAGATTCGTTGTTTGATTTCTTGAGGTGGCACTTTTACACCATCCAACAGGGTCATTTTAACACCCTCTCGGAATCCTGCTCGCCATGCTTGAAATGCATTACCGGTGATAATGCTTTCACTAAACGTGAGAGGAAAATTACGATATCCATCTTCCCAACAAAAGTCAACTTGTCCTCTATCGCTGGTACTATTTTCATGAGTCTGCATGCCAAGTACAAATTGTTTGTTCCAAATTTTTAACCCACCGTTGCCGTACCGTAGGCCGTTGATTGTGTTTTTGCCGCACCAACCGTATACTTGTATCTTGGGATCACTCATGTCTAGATCAATGTTGAAAAATTTCTTGTCAACAATATTATCAGCATCCACAGTAACGAACCACTCCGTTTCGCTCAGATTGGCGGCTGCCTTGTGTGCATGATCGCTGCCTTTGACTCCATGAACACGTTTTGCCCAAGGTATTTTGTTACACAAGTCAGCCCAGTGTAGATCAGCATTGGGCTCATCGTAGCTCAAGAAGATAACATCAAATTCTATAATTTTCATTTGTATTGGATCACATAATTTTTAAACCATTGACGAGTATAAACACTGAATTTATCATGGTTGATATTTTTAATGATTTTGGTTTTGCCGACTAATTCATTAATTTTAACACAAAACATGTCAAAGATCAAGTTGGGATCATTGTATTCGGTTACTAAAAAGTTCATTGTGATATTGCCGTCCCATACAATATTGCGTTTTTTACCAGTCTGTTTAAATTTTTTAGTTCCGCCAAATTCAGTTGATAACTGAAGCTTGATAGTTTTATTTTTAGAACTATACGTGAGATAGATTTCAGGAGTTTTAACACTTGAATATTCAACAGAAACAATTCGGTGCAGCATAGTGTTTAAATTTTTTGTTTTTGCAATTTCCAGTGTGCCAGCATGTATGTCTACGCAACAGTTATGGATTTTGATGTCCGCATTGATAATTTGTTCTGCTATATCCTGATCAATTAATAATGTGTATTGTTCAGGGTCAAATGCGTGTATTGGACCCACTCCTGTTACTTTGCCTGTAAATGGATCGTATGCTACGGCATACTCAATGACCGGCAGTTGTGCAGTTTTGATCCATTCGTCAAAGTCAACTATTTCTTCCATGCTATTTCCTCTAATATATTGATCATTTCGTTATCAATTTTGTCTTTCTCAACATAATGTACAATGTCATGTTGTTGATAGTTGCCTATTTTTAGTTGGCCACGTTTGTTGAGATAAAAGCCAACGTGGTCGCTCCAAGTATCAGCAGGCCACGGCCAATTTTGTATCATGGGTTTCATATGTACTATTCTAGGAAATGCTAGCGGATAAGCAATTAGATCTCGAATATCCAAGATGCTTGCTGCTAATCCAAATGCTTCGTCGGTTCCTAGCACCTTGGGTTTATGCTGTGCTAGAAACACATTGGCAAATTCCGTTGGATTTTTGATAATCTGTCTACCTAACTCAAAGAAACTGGAGGATAGTTTGCTATCTTTCTTAAAAAACGTATACATAGAATACAAGTTAGGCAAGTTATTTTTTGTAAAAGTTTTTCTGTAGTAATGGTCGGCAACTAGCTCACCCCTATATGTATAACTGTTATTGGCAATATACAATTCTGTGTGTTTGATAAAATATTCCACCCAATGACTGTAATCATTAGTAAACAACATGTCTACATCCAAGCATACTGTGTTTTCAAACGGAGTCAGCAGATCCATCCAGCTGCGACCGTCCCAGAAAGTTTCTTGAGTCCATTCGATCACATGATCAAACACCCAAGCACTTGTTAATTCTGAAAGTTTTTGTTTGTTGTCGATCACAAGAGCAACGCTGTTGTATCCTTCACGTTGTGTATTTTTAATACTCAGTGCAAGACCATATGCTAGTTTTAGGTAATCAACTGATTCGTGCTCCGCTACTACTAATAGATATCCAAAACTCATAACATCTCCATGAGTTGATCAGCGTGACGTATGACACTGTGTTTGTTCATGATGTGTATATCAGTGTTTGAGATAGAGGTTGAGATATATTTTTCACTTAGGGGGGCTGCTATCAAGAATGTTAACCGATCATGCTCAACTGACGTCAACACATCAGTGTCCAGAGCGGTCAATACTGGAGGCAGTGTTCCTACTGCAGAACTTTTAAATCCATCTAGTATATGCTTTGCTACGCTGAATGCAATGTCGTTTCTAAACTGACGGCTGTCAAATCTAAAAAGATCTGCATAATAATTATAATGTTCTTTTACAAAATTTACTGTATCAAAAAATATTTTAGATGTGTTGTTTTTTGTAAACATTACTGTTGTAGCCCAGTACAGTTTGACTCCTGTCTCAGAAATGTATCGATCATTATACCCTAGTCGATCGCCAACGCATATGTCGTTGATTGATTGACCTATCAACACGTCTTGGTCAACATTCCAGTATTCTGCCAGTCTGTTTGAAAAAATAAGGTAATCACTGTCTATCAACAATGTTCTATTGTAGGGAGTTAGATCATAGGCGCTGGCTCGATTGGAGTTTACAAACGGCACTACTGCTTGAGTTTTTCCATCACACAGTGTTCGTTGATTGTCAGTGACTGGCCTGTCAACAATTATTATGTGTTCAAATACATTGTTGGCTTTTTGTAAAATGTTAGATTCCTGCATCCATTCCATAGTGGACGAATCTGTAATTAGCGAAGCAGGAACTGCAAGATGTTTTTTGGCAAGTCCTCCCGAAATTATAGACATTAGTGCATAGTCCACAAACTGACTATTGTGTGCATACATCAAAATACCAATGGTCATTGGCTAATCAACTTTTCTACAGAACGACTCTTTTTTAACTGTTGGTACTTTTCATAATACTCAATAGTAGCCTCAAAATATCTAGAGAAAAGTTCATCTTTGAAATCCATTAAGTTGTCTATTAGAATCGGATTGTCGTTTACATCCATTAGTACAACACCGCCTGATCGTTTGGTGGATAACATTTCTACAAAAGTTAGCAAATTACTGTCAATGCGAAAAAGTCCGCCGTTGAACCCATAGGTCAACTTGGCTTCAATTTTTTCTTTAAGAGTCTTGCGTTGAATTGAAAAAGTCTGCTGATAGTTAGAAAAATCTAATGCTGCTTGTAACCGAGGGTCCATACAATCTCCAATAATGTGCGTACATTATTTATTGTATGTGTTTTCTAAGAAGGAGAATTATGAAACAGTGATAGCGCCTATCGCTACGGCAGGCAAGGCTACTGTAAAATTGCCTGACCCAATTGGATATAGGATACCGGTAGCAAATATCAAATCAACTGCAACTGTTAAAGTTCCATCCACAGTGTCGCTTGTGGCGTCGGGCGGATACGGATCAGTGTAACCGTCTGTAAATACTAATTGTATTTCACCACTAGCTGATGTTCCGGAGGCATTACTTGCTACGTCTGCTGTTCGAGCTTGTAATTGATAAGAATTACTACTATACGGACCAGATGAACTTGCAGAATAGTATGTTTGAAAAGAATTAGTGCATCTATACCAATTAGTACCAGTAGCAGGACTTGTGCCGGTGGCAGGATTGTTTCCACCAAATGACTGAGTTCCTGATGAACTTAATAGTGACGTCCATGCCGTATTTTGTTGGCTAGATACTCCGCCGCTGCGACTTGCAGTAACTCTTACTTGGCCACCGGAATTAAAAAAGTATCTTGCTTGATTTGCGTTTGCCCAATAAAACTGTACAGTACACGATAACGAATTATTCCAACTTGCGGTACGTATTGACGGAGTACTAGGAACATTGGTTGCAAATTGGCCTGCACCTACTGTAAATTTATCAGTTACTACGGAATTTGCAAGTGCATCGTATGTATCAACAGGGGCATCAACAGCACTATATCTTATTGTGTTACCTTCCACAACTGCAACAGGAGATGGTAATGATCCTGTTTGATGTACCCGGGCATTGATAATATCCCATCTTAAATTTGCCCATTCGTTAATAGTTACAGTATTACCATCTGCAACTGCAGAGCTTACTAAAGACTGACCGTACCCGCTATTACCTGATCCCGAGGCCATAATATCTGCTACTTTAGATCGGATGTTATTATAATCAGTAAATTTAATTTTATCATTGACAGCCATAGTGTTCTATTTAACTTTTTATGATAGTGCTATACTAGAAAGCGAGTAGGACGGACTGGTGATAACAAATGTTCCGGTAGGGATCAGCGTGCCTGTGGCTTTTAATTCGTCTATAGATAGTGATAATGTGCCGTTTACTAGATCGCCTGGAGGGCTAGGATTTACGTCTACGTATGCATCATTTAATGTTACTTTTAAATACAATATTGTTGCAGTTCCTGATGAGTTATCGGCCACGTTAGTTTTGGCAGATAAGTTAATATTATTTGCAGAGTACGGAGTTGACAACGAATTCTGATAATATGTTTGATAGCTGTTGGTTAGCGTGTAATAATTTGTTAGAACATTAGAGGCACCAAACGACTGAGTATCTACACTGGTTAAAAAATTAGTCCAAGCATTTACTTGTGCTGTTCCGTTGCCGCCTGTTAGTGTTGGGGTTATTCTTACTTTTCCTCCGCTGTTGAAAAAATATCTAGCGTCGTTTGAATTTGCAAAAGTTATAGTTAATTCCATAGTCGCACTTGCTGACCAAGACGACGATGTAG